GGCTCGTCTGGTCGATAACCCATCCGCCGGCGGAATCTTGCTGCGCGTCTGGCGTCACGATCTCAACGCGATGCCGTAGCTTTCCCGCCTGGAGCGCCGTGTTTGGAGGCATGGACCTTTGGGCCGCGTGCTAGTTCGGAAGCAAAATGACGCAAAACTTGACCGTCGCATCGCTCGCCTGCAGGTAGGCTTTGCCGTCCGATTGCTGCCAGCCGTTCAAGCCGCCGCGATAGTTGAAGCAGGAGATCTTGCCGGCGGCGATCGAGTACGTCGCGATGTCGTCGGTCCTGCCCTTCTCGTCGGGCGCCGTCGTTCGACGCGTCCGCGGCCGTCTCAGTGAGGTCGAGAGTTCCCGAGCCGGCGCTCGCGATATACGGACCTAGCGGTGTGACCGGTGTTAGATTGGTGCGTGACATTCGTCTTTCCTCCTCGAAAAATTTTGCTTCTTATCCCTGCGTTGGAGCCAGATCGAGGACTCGCAAACTCCAGAGGAGCCTCTCGAGGTGGTAGGGAATTTTCTTGAGCTCGGGCGAACTCGCGGGCTCGCGGTTCTCGTACCAGCCGGCGACGAGCTGCATGATCGCGACCTTCGCGCGCGCCGGCACGGCGGAATCGTCATCGCCGCTTCCGGCGGTGAAGTGGATCCGGACCGCGTTCGGCGTGTAGAGCGAGGGCGGCCAAGTCGCGCCGGGCAGGGTGAAGATCCGCCCGGGCTCATTCACGCTGTCGACGATAAAATCGGCATCGGGCGCCGTGCCCATGTTCGTAAAGGTGACGCCGCCGCTGACCGTGGTATTTCCTTCGATCGTCGCCCAGGTCGGCATCGTGAGGCCGGCTTCGCTCGTTCCGTCTTCGTCCGCTTCCGTGACGGCCGTCACTTCCTGGACGTTGCCGTTCGGATCCTCGAGCTGGTCGCCGATTGTGTATTCCCCGCCAGGGTAGAAAACATCGAGCGCCGGAATGAGCGTCTGGATCTCCTGCGTTTGCGAATCGAGGTAATCGATCCCCGCGACCTGGACGAGAGGCCATCGCGGGAGCTTGATCATCTGGCTGTAGTTCCAGAGCGAGGTCGAGTAGCGCGGATAGGCCCAATATTGCGGCGGGTACGCGCTCTGCGTCTGGACGGTGTCGATGAAGTTGGGCAAAAAGTCGAGCGTCATCAAATAGCCTTTGTTGATGAACGAGCGACCGGTGAAGTCCTCGACGTCTTCGCGCGCTGCTTGGATGTAGATCCCGACGAGCTCGTCGTCGAGCGTGATGTCCGGATCGATGCGAAGCGCGTTCTTGACGACGGTGAGCGAGACAGGCTCGCACGCCGGCGCGATCTCGACCTTCAGTCCGCTCAATGGCTATTTCGCGCTCTTCGCTTTCTTCGGCGGATCCTGCTTCGTCGATACGGCTCGCTCGGCCGGCTTGACCGCCGCGGTTTCTGGTCTCGGATTCACAACTACCCTTTCTGCGGTGCCGCCGCCGATCCGCGCGTGGGCTACCGCCGGGATCAGATCGACGATCTGGCCCGTTTCCTTGATTCGTACTCGAATGAGTTGCGAGTCCATGTGTTCCTCTCGAAAAAATCGGGAGGAGCCGCCGCAGCCGGAGCCGCAGCGGCCCTCCGTTCACCAGGACGAGGTCGAGCTCGTGACCCGGATTAGCTGGACGCCTGGACCAGGTAGTTGATCGGGTGCGTGCCGGCGTCGAGCAACTGCCCGTCGTAGCGCGCGAATCCGATGTAGCCGATCTGGGCGTAGTCGATGAACCGCTCGCGGAGCGTGACGACGGCGAGCTCGCGGACGCGACGAACCAGGTACTTGTCGAAGCGTCCGAAGAGAATCGTCTTCGCGTTCAGCGCGATCACCGGCATGTCGTTATTGATGGAATACGGGTAGCCGTTGAGCGTGTCCGGATCGCTCGCAGCAACGCCGGCCTTCCACAACGGCCGGCCGTATTTGTCGAGGATCTGCTTTCCGTATCTGAGCGTCTGGTCGTTCATCATGTACCGCGCGGTGCGACGGTACAGAGGATCGACCGAATGCTCGAGAGCCACGAGGTCCTGCCAGCCGTAGCTCGTCCCGCCCGTTTCGCTTCCGCCCGTGCTCGCCGATGAACCGACGGCGATCACGGGGATTCCGTAAGCGCCGCCGCCGACTGCCGGCGATCCGCAATTGGCGACCGTCGCGGTGAGGACACCCATCGGCTCGACCGGAGTCGCGCCCGTGCCGATGCCGACGGTGAATTTGTTATTGAGAATGCGACCGAGCCGCTCGGCGAAGCGGTCTTTCAGGAAGGCCTCGATGTCGAACGCGGAATCCTGCAGCAATTGGAGCGAGGCCTTCACGAGCTTCGTCGAGAACATCTCGGCGCCGAGCATGAGCTGACCTACGGAGACGTCCGCAGTCGAAACCTGCGTCCCTTCCCCGATGATCTCGCCCATGACGCCGGTGTCGTTCGTCGTCGGGTAGGGCAAGGCGTTTCCGGTCGCCGTGTCCATGATCTTCGCAACGTTGAGCATGTCGCCGTAGTACTTCAGAGCGACTTCGACGTCGTACACGAAGCCCTGCGGCACGAAATAGCCGCCGAGATCTCCGACCGAAACTCCCATATCGCGGAGCTCCGCTTGCTGGCCCTGGCCGACCTGGAACCGGCCGCGGCTCTCGAGAACCTTGCGGTCCTCATCGCCGAGACGTCCTTCGCCCATTCGCAGGTAGCGCAGGAACGCGCGCTTGTGCGCGTCGTCCTGTTCCTTCTTGCGCTTCTCGATCGCCGTCGCGTCGGTGCCCGGCTGGGCTTCCGGCGGCGCGGTCGTGCCGCGCAATTCGATCTCGAGAACTTCGCCGCGTTCGAGCCGGTCGATGTCGCCCTTTAGGCGATCAGCGTCGGCCATCATTTTGTCGAAGTTGGTACGGATCTCGTCCGTCATGGCCGAATGATCGGTCGGGATTAGTTTCTGGGCGTCCTCGCAAAGCTTCTTTCGCTGCTCGCGCAGCTCGCGTGATTTAACACTCATGGTTTTTTCCTTTTTTACGAGAGATTTTGACTGCTGTGCGAGCCACGCCGGCGGCCCTCGCCGGTCTCTCGCTCTCCCATCGGCCACTTCCCGCTATCACGCGGAGCCGCATCCGGCGCGGCGGAGGGAGCGAAACTTTTTATTCCGAGGCTTTCGCCAGGCGTACACGCATCTTCATGCGCTCGATCTCTCCCGCCGGCGTCGGCGGGAAGCCGGCACGGACCGAATCTTCCTCGGAGACTTTGATCCCGTGCTTTTTCGCGGCCGCGGTGATCCGCTTCCAAACCTTCGGCTTCTCCTCGGCTGAAATTCCCTTCGTCCCGCTAAACCGCGCGAGCGCGTTGCGGATGTGCCGCTTCGTTTTGGCCTCGGTCGAGAACTTGATCGGGAGCTTCCAGCTCGCGGTTTTTTCCTTGTCGCCGACCCAGGCGAAGCAATCGGCCGTGAGATCCTCGCCGTCAACTCGCTTCGTCTTCGAGCCGGTCGCGGCGCGCAGCGCGCGGCCTTCGTCCTCCTCGTCGCCGCCGGCGTTGCTCTGCATCGGACAACCAGCACACTCCTCGGAGTCACAATCCTTGTTCGAGCACTCGTCACACTCGCCGTCCTGGCACGCGGCGCAGTTGCAATCGCACTCGTCGGCGCCCTTCGCTCGAGTCTCGAGGTCCGGGATGTGCGATCGGACGTCTTCGGGGATTCCGCCAGGCCAGAGCTTCGCGATCGAGCCCCGCAGATCGACCGACGTTCCCTCGTAGGCCGGATAGGTGACGGGAGACGTGTCGAACACCTCGGCTTTATTTATGTTTCGAACGAGAATCAAATTCTTCGAGTTATCGGGATCCGGCTCCTGCGTCCATTCGGCGTCGGTGACGTAGAAGCCGAACGAGCACTGGTCGACGTCGCGGCGCTCGATCAGCGTCATCACATCGCGCGCGGCATTCGTGTCGGGAGGATCGGCCTCGAAGTGAAGGCCGGTATTGTCTTCCTTGAGCCGGAGCGTCTCGTTTTTGGTGCGGCCGAGGAGCAGGCTCGGATCGTGGTTGAAGAGACAGCGGACGTCCGGACTCGTTGCGAGGCAGTCGGCGAACGCGCCGGGCTTGATCCTCTCCCGGTACCATCCGAGGTTGACCGAGAGCTGATTGAAAACGGCGGCGTACCCGTCGATCACTTGCTTGTCGCCGTTTTTCTTCGCCCGGATCTGCGCGTGGGGAGTGACGCGATATTCGCGTTGCGGCATCTCAGACCTCCGTCAAAATTTCGGTTTTTGCCTTCGCGGTCGCGAGGCTTCGATAGACTTCGATCACGATCGCGCGGACCGCGCGCGCGAGCTCACGCTCGGCGACCTGGTCGGCCTCGCCGTTCGCGCCCTTCCATTCCTCGAAGCGCTTTTGCATCCCGTCGATGTAATCAGCGAGAAAGCGCGAGGCCTCAAACTCGGTAGGGGCTTCGACGGCCATTTCTTCTGCCGCGAGCTCTTCGACGGTCGCTCCGATAGTCAGAAGAACGGGCAGGAATGCCCTTCGAAACACCTCTGAATCGGCGCTCGAGCGCGCGATCACGCGCCCGAAAGCATCCCGAAAGATCCTCAAATGCGCCTTAACCAGGCGCCGCCCGAGGAGCTGCGAGCGCTCGTTGCCGGCGCCGCCATCGGCGGACGGATCCGCGGGGCCCGGTCCTTGAGCCGGCTCGTCGAACGCGGTCTTCGCGTCCTGCATGTTGATCGGCATCCAGTAACCGTCGGCCCACGCGTCGTCGACGGGATTGAGGTTCTCGAGCGCGAGGATCGTGTCGGTGGAGAGCCATCCCCACTGTTTGCCCGAGTTGTAGAAATTGCGTCGCGTCTCGGCGTCCGGCATCGTGAGCGGCCGCGTCTCGAACATCGCAAAATACTTGCCGGCCGACTGGCCGCGCCTCGGAAAGAGCTTCCGCTTGAGCTCCTGCTGCCAGGATTTCAGGTGAGGCCCGAGCGTGTAGGTTACAAACTCGATCCCGATCTGCTCGATGTTTGCGCGATTCGTTTTTTCGGTGTCGCCGATCATGTGCGGCGGGACCAGGAAGATCGAGCAGAGCTCGGATTTTTGGTGTTGGCGAGTCTCGAGAAATTGCCCGTCGTTCGGCTTGATCGCGATGTCGTGCCAGGTAATCCCTTCCTCGAGGACCGCG